TGCTGGTGTTGCGTAAAGACCATCTTCTCTAAGCTCAATGTCTACGATTAAGCCAAGTGCATTTCCACTTTCGGGTGGTGCTGGGTGTCCACCTTGAAAAGGGCTTGTTGCATGCTGCCAATCAATAATTACAGGATCAGCATATTGACGTTTTTTAAATACTCGTATCATTTCACCAAGAAGTTCATGGTCTATTTCTTGGCCAATGTTTTCACCGTTCATTCTTGAAGACACTTGACCAAGGGCCAAAGTCTTGAACGGTTTACCAATGGTTAATCCTTCGGGTAAATCATAAGATGGTTCACTTAGGTTGGTGAGCTGAATTGCTTCACCATAAGCCCGAAGTGCTGTTTGCTTTTCATCTGCTCTTTTCATTTGGTTCACAACTTTCCTTGCAAAAGAATAACCAGCGTCACCGCCCCAACCTTGCCAAGCCTGCCACCCCTTCCCTTGGTCGCTCCAAGTTGAACCTTTTTTATCAACTTCATGGCGGGTGAAGTAGGCAAGCATACGTTTCACTGTTTCGGGTGAAAGTGTTTTGCCATTGGCTAGGTCTCTAGCTCTAGCAATTCCCACAGGTGTCATACCACGCTGTGAAGGTGGCTTTGTTGCTCTAACTTCCAAGGCACGTTTGGCAGCGTCTTGTGCTCCCTTTGGTGGTGTGAAGTCAATGTGGCTGTATTTGTCAGGTATGGCCAAGGCTTCAACCTTGGCTTCAACTCTTTGTCTGTGGCCTTTGGGTAAAAGGTCAAGGTCGGTTGTGTAAGACTTCTTTCTCTCACCTGTACCAACCAACTTAAGGAAGGCTCTTACCCTTGCCAAGCCCCATTGGGTTCTTGTCATACCTGGTCGATGACTAACAGAAAAAGCACCTGCACCACGTCTAAAGACTGCTTTTAACATACCAAGGTCTACTTGCTTAGACTGAGACTTGTATCTTTTATTGTGTCGGTCTCTTAGGTTTTCAAGTGCTTTGACTGCACTGTCACCAATCTCTATTCCACCTCTTGAACCCGAAGCACTACCCTTGGGATTGGTCTTACTTCCTTTGATTTGGTCTTTCTTGGGTGCTGGTGTTTGTGCTTCTGTTCTAGCCATTGCGTCTTTTCCTTATCAGTTGTTCAGCAAGGGCAGCCACACCACCACGACCGCCTATTGATGATGTTCTTTCAATGGCTGTTCTTTGTGCATCTTCGGGTAAGTCACCTGCACCAAGACGCTCTCTTATTGCTCTTTCAAGTTCATCATCGGGTGTGAGCAAACCACTTTGCACAAGGCCAGGTAACATTCCCAATGATTCAGCAAGGTCATCTGTGTCAAGTCCTGTGTGCACTAGCCTTGGAAGTTTGGAGGGGTCGACCATTCCAAAGTTCCAACGGATCAAGCGGCCAATAGTACCACCGCCCCTTCTATCAACTCCACTCACTTGACTAGCTACAAGGTCACAAAGGTTGATTGCTGCCCTTCTGAACACTGATAAGTGAACTTCACCAACACTCCTTGCTCCTGTCTCAGTATTGCCAAGGTCTGCAAACTGAGTGAGGAAGGCAGCACTGATTTGTCCATCACACTTGGTTATGATGTCTATTGGTCCACTTGCGTACAAGTTGGGCTGAACTGCATAAGTGTCAAAACTAACAGCACCATTTTCGACCAAATAGCTTTGCTCTGCACTTATAAAACTTTGGGCTTGTGCTTCTGCATCATCAAGCATGGCATCAATGTCACCATCTGTTAAGCCTAGCTCTTCAGCTTTGGAGCGGTCTACTTTTACCTTTGGTGTTGGAACTGCCCATCGATCAAGACCAACACACATGAGATTAGACACACGTTGTTTAGTTCTCCACCACCACCAAACAGGCCTTAACATTCCTACCCCTTCAAAGTTGCTGCCTGTTCTGTTCAAGGTGAGCAGTAACAACTTGTTTGCTGGGATTGGTTCGGGTGTGTAAGTCAACCCAACTGTGTTTTGAAGTACACCATCAAGATGTTGGTTGTCTCTACTTAACCACTTTTGATGGGCGCTTGGTTCTCTGTCTGCATAAAGGTCAAGCCATACTCTAACCTTGCCTTCACAGTCAGGTCCAACACGGTAAATCTCTTCTGCGTATCTGTACCCAAGTGGAATGAATTCAAACAGGTAAGACAGTTGATCTTCCCAAGATACCGACATTTGACCACTGTAACCATCAAAGCCATAGGCTTCATTTGCAAAGTTGGCTAGCTTTTCAGAAACAGGATCATCTTCAATTCCTGGTATGAACCGCCAAGTAGCACTTAACAAAGTTTGTCTTAGCATGTGCCAAGACCTTCTTACTATTGGGTCAGTTCTCAACATCTCTTCAGCTTCACTGACCCAATTAAGGCCCGTTAGCTGTGGATTGTTTTCTTTGCCTGTGATGACACCACCACCAAGCTGTGTTCCTGTTATCCCCTTGGTGACAAACCTAGGAGACAAAGCACGAAGGTGTCTTGGTGTCTTATCTTTGCCTTGTTGATCCATTGGCTACTCACTAGTGTGTTGGTGTCTCTTTATATCATATAAGCACCTATAACATAATTTATCAATAAAAGGTTGTTCAGTATAAAATCAAGTGATATATGAAGGCAGCCCAAGGTCTTTTCATTTCTATCAATGAATCTAGGACAAGTTTAATATGGCCTTGGGCTATTTTCCAAGCATAAAAAAAGAGGCTTGTTAGCCCCTTTGTTTTCTTGGTTGGTCTGTTGGTTGGTTTAATGGTTGTTTTGTAGATATTTGATAACAGTCTCTTTACATTCTTTAAGTGTGGTGTCTGCAAACTGACCGAATGGCTCTGGTTGGTCATTTAGCCAAATCCACACATGATACATAGAACAAGATTTAAACATCTTGCCACCGTTACTGCTCCATCTCTCGACTCTTGCAAGTATCTTATTGCCATCTGTAAGGCATGTCTCAGCTGCATAAGTGTAAGTGGTTTGAGTATCAATGCAAAAATATTTGTTTGCGTATTGCATATTTTCCATTTTTGACCATCTCATCTTGTTTTCTCCTGTGTGTTTTGGTTTTTGTCATTTGGTTTAATGGTTGTTTTGTTGTGAGGCTTATTAGTTCACAAAAGGTTCTACATGATTTTGGTAGTATTCAGCCCAATCTGCTTGCTCCATTTCTTCCCATTCTGCTTTTGCCCAATTTTGTCCAATTCGTGTGTATAGTTCCACTTGCTCAATGGTCATTTCAAATTCATTACGGTTGATAAGTTCTGCTTTGATAGCAACGTTTTGATTTGAAAGCTCATTGTCAAGAAGTGCATCGTTTTCTTCAAGTAAGGAAGTAAGCGCTTGGTTGTAGAAGTACGCTCTTCTTAAGGTCTTGGTTCCAGCTGTTTTGATTTCTTTATTGTCAAGGATAAGCACTTTGTTTTTCTCCTGTGTGTTTTGGTTTGTGTCATTTGGTTATGTAGACAATGTATACACTATTAAAAACCATGTCAAATAAATTTAACATTATTTTTAAAATTAATTTTTGGGGATCCATTCTTCAACCTTTGGGTGCAAGATAACCTGCTCTTCACTTTGTGTTTTGATCGGGTGTTGATTGGCAAACATAGACAGCTTATCGATGACCGCTGTTTGAAGCTCCATAAGCTGGTCGGTCTTCAACTGCATTTGGATTTGTGCATCACGAAGTCTGGCTATCAAGGCCTCTCTGTCAGCATTTGCACTTGCTAGTTTATCCTTCAACTCTTCTACTTCTGAAGGATCACGACCGCTTGCAATGGCTACCATGCTTGAAATACTGCCTGTGATAACACCAAGTATTCCTACTAGCACATCTCTGTTTTCATCAACTATCTTGACATAGGTTAAGAATAGAATAAGGGCCACAACCAAGATTAAGAAGAAGACAGAGAACCACCAGCCCCGCCTTGCTTTTTGGTCTTTGGTAAATTCAACATGGCTCTTTTTCTTTTCATCTTTCATGGTATCAACTCCATTATGCTTTGAATCAGTTCTGCTATGGGATCAATCCACCCAAACCACATTTCAAGACCACTCATAAGACGCTTGTGCTTATCGAGTAAGGCAGGACCAACCATGGTGATTAAGCAGCAAATGAAAACAAGTGCTGTCCTGGTCAATAAGAACCATATCCACTCTTTCAACTTCTTGTCTCTCATTCTGCTTTTTATTCGCTTAGGTCCACCAAGACGCTTGACCTTATCACTTCCCTTGGGTGGTTGGAGACTTTCAATAGTTGAACCAACTGTGTAAATGATTTGTGTTTCTCTTACACCTTTGAATCTATATTCACCTGCTAAAGCATACCTTGTGCCCTTTGGGGTAAACCTATTGGTTCTGTGCTTGACTGCCTTCATGGCTTCTTGGGTTAAGAGGACTTGACCAGCTCCACAAAGTGACATGGTCCTTGCTGCTATGTTTTTGGCTACCCCTTCAAGCTCCACTTGCTTTGCACCGCCCAAGGTGTAAATTTCATCTTGCTTGACTTCCACCACAACTCCCCAATGAATCCCAATCCTACATTGTAGCTTGGTCTTTGGTGGTATGTGCTGTTGATAGTGCAAGGCAAAGTTCACAGCATCAACAGGTCTTTCAAAGGAAAGTAAAAAACCATCTGATCTGTCAATCTCTCGACCATTAAACTTGAGAATCAAGGAACGTGTTAGCCTGTCATGGTATTGTAACCATTTGGCGGCCTTCATAGCACCAGCATGTTGGACAAACTTGGTAGACCCAATAAGGTCAAGTAGAACTATGGCCAGCTTGGTTTCTATGAGTTCCATTAAAAGCTCCTTACTTTTGACCCTCCAACACTAACATGTCTTTTTTCTCTTGTCTTTATTCCGCCACCCCTTGGTTTATAGCCTTGGTCAACTGCAACATCATTCCAATTAAAGATGATACAGTCATACCTTAAAGCATCAAGGGGGTCTTCCCTTCCATCTTTCTTGGGTTGTTCTTTGCTATCCCAAGCATAAGACAGCAAGGCCTTCCTAATGCTGTTGCCTGTGACACGCTCACCACGTTCCCAAACTTCCTTGGTTATCAAGTAGCGTCTTGAATTGAAGGCACGTTTCAACCGCTGCACACCGTTCAAGATGTCCACCTTAATTGGATCAGTGGTTGATCTTAGTGGAAGGCCAAGACCCAAAGGTGGTGGTTGTCTCATTACTCGGAAGGCACTTTTGCCTGTTTGGTCGTTCCTTGCCTTGCCTGCCTTGTCTGCTACTCCTGTGTCAAGCCATATCCTGTCACTTGGTGCTTGGTCTTTCAGTGACCTTGGCCAAGCCACCGAAAGGATAAGGGCTGTCAACTGCTCAGTGGTCACTTCCTTTGGGTTGAACTCATGACATATTATATCAGCACCAAGTTCTTCATCATGGCAAATAATCAACACGCTTGGCTTTCTGAATCCCCAATCTATGGCAATCCTTCCTGTCATGGTGGGCTTGTAAGTCCAATCTTCAATGATGTGGCCTTCTGTGAACTCTTGATAAATTAAACCTGTTGGTGGTTTGGGCTTATTCATAATCATAGCTTCACGTTCTTCTGCAGGTAGTAGCTTGGTGGCTTCAAACCATTCATCAGCAAGGTTGTCTTGGTTGACATAGCTTGTGAACAACATAGGGGTGTAGCCAGCGTTTTCTGCCATCGAGCACCACCAAGCATCTGCAACAGGCAAGCCCACCAAGATCAAGATTGGTGAAGGGCCAGCACGAAGACGACCAAGGGCTTTATGTGCCACCTCAACATCAAGGGTTTGACATTCATCAATAAGACATACACCGCTTGTGATATTTAAACCTTCAAGTGGGTTGTGTGTAGCATCTCTTGTGCCTGGTCGATAATAGGAACGACACCACACTGTTGAACCTGTGGAAGGATCAAGCCATTGTTTATTTGTATGGTTGTAGGTCCACCCCAAAGGACTTAACCACTTTTGCATTTCGGGCATTAACACACTGTTATATCTTGGTGTCGTGTCAGTGACTACCAAGGTTGAAGTGCCTGGCCTTGTCTTGGCAATGAAGAGAATGGAGAAGACCAAAGCACAGGTTTTTCCACTACCCCAACCACACCTTGCACTGATTACCTTCTGTTCATCTTTAATGGCTGTGATGATTTGTCTTTGTAGTTCGTTTAGTTTGATTGCTGTCATAATATCTGTTATTCATGGCTTGAGGGAGTGTCATGCCCTTGAAGGTCTCCTAGTCTTCTAGGTTGATTGGTCCTTCACAGTTTCTGTGTTAATACACTTCTCCTGTGGCTGTGAAGGACCTTTCTTAATTTGTTCAAGCATTGATAAGACTTCGCTAGTTCCATCAGACTTGCTTGTAGTCTCCATCTTGATTTCTTGCTTTGCTCCCCAACGGTCGGGGAAACGTCTTTCAAGAATCCAAGCTGGTGCTCTCCAATCATCACGAGTGATGGCCATTCTCATGATTTGGTTTAGAAGGGCTTCTTCTGCTTTGGCCATAGCTTCATCGCAATCAAGGGCAAACTGCTCATCTGCATTGTACCAATTATAATACGTTCCTCTACTAATACCTGACTTGAAGGCACTTGCTTCAATAGTGTTTCCAACCTCTAGGTGGTCAATCACACTTTTCTTGATGGTGTCTTTAGTCTTGGATAGCTTCGGGCTTTTTCTCTTGGTCGCTGTTTTCTTCTTTGTTCCAGCCATATAGTTCACCGTATGCTTCATGGAGGGTTGACATAATATAATTGTAAAGGTCTTGACTCTCTTTTGCCAAGTCACCTTCAAGAATCACTTTCTCTTTTAATCGCTTGCTTAATTCTGCAAGGTCAGTGATTACGCGCGCGTGTGTGTGTGCAAGTTGTTTACTATTATCCATTATCTTCTCCCATCATGGCCTTCATGGTTATGGGGTAAAGCTCAAAAAGGTCTTGCTTGATTGCCTTGGCCATTAATTGAGTTTCAATCTGTGCATGTTCATCAAGACGCAGCTTTAAAAACTTGACCCAATTGTGAACGCTGCCTGTCATGTAAAAGGTGGTATATAGGGCTTGTGGTAGGATAGCCCTTGCCATCTCCCTTGCTACCCCTTTGTCAAGTAGGCTGTGATAGTGCTTTAATGTTTCAGCTATGCAATGATTAAAAAGATCATGACAGGTTTCTTGCTCGGTTGTAGTACCTTCTGAGCATTGAAGGTTTAACTTGCTTTGACCTCTAAAGACCACTGGTTTCCAAAACTCAAGGTTGTCTGCAGTATACCGCCTTGACACTTCATTGTAAGAAAAGGTTCTGTGTCTCATCACCTGACTTCTGACAAATAAAGGAACGGTACACCTAAAGGTTGCTTGCATGTGCTCAAAAGGTGAAGTGTGATTATGACCGACCAAGAAGTTGATAAGGTTCTTATCTCTGG